GTGCTAAGCACTATATAAACATTACGACCATTTACCTTTAAAAATTCCACGACCAAAAGATCGCTTAAAAAATAGGTAAAATCTATAATGATCTATTGGTGCTGTTGAACCCGAAGGCACACGCCGCCGTATGACGTGTTTTAATCACCTGTTGCCGCTGCAGGGAAGCTAACAAGCTCTGACAGCATAGGGACATTCAGGAAGTAGACGAGATCGAAATCTGGGCCCGTTCCATAAAGAACATCCAACATAAGGTTATAATCTGGTGTGTTCAAAGAGGTCCCTCTTCGAACATTAACGATGAACTGATCACCGTAAGTACCCGCATTAACGACCGAATTGCTATACAAATTAACATTATTGATAATTTGAAATTTAGCTGGTGCATAATACGGTAAGTTGACGGAAATCCCCGCCTGGGTGTGTTGGTTAGTTAAAGCCATACCGGCTGCGCCCGAGTCTTCCCCCTGTCGAACGTTCACGGAAGCCATCATTTGAGACGTTCCGTTTGTAGCGTTACTAGCCCATTGTTTGGGTGTAAACCCTTGGTTGGACGTTGTGCGTGACACCATAATTTTAGGTAGAGCAGCCGTTGTTCCAGCTCCCTGGTACAAACTGTTAATAGTAACATTTGTAGACCCTTTCAGGCCAACGAAGCAAGACGCCACAAAATTAAGTGGATGGTTCCGCACAAAGTTGAACCCAAAGGTCGACCCTGGGACGAGCGTCCCGGAGGCTGACTCCCATGCATTGGCTGAATAGCCGAATGGACGGGGGATACGAGCAAGCGTCCACGCTTGAAATTGAGTTACACCGGCCCAGTCCGACCCTGTACCTTGCTTTTTCTGAACTTGTGTCCAGGCAAGACTTTGTCTATGCAAGAGCTCCCTTAAAGAGACGATGTCCTCTCCAAACACTTCCTTAAACTTGTGAGGAGACTGGTCGGCTGTACGGGAGAACTCCACGATTTTACCTTGCAATTGCAAATTGGTCAATTTAGGATTAATATCTGTAGGGGCTGAAAATTTTAAATTTTCAGCTCCTCTAACAAATACTAACACGTCAATAGATGACGAAGCAGTTGGTGCTGTGAGTGCATTAAGAACTCTAACTTGGAGCATGCCATTAGACAATGTCAGTGCCCCAGTCGGCGCACTGCCATTAGACCAACCAAAAGAGTTTCCTTTGTAGCACGCCAAAACTGGTGCAGCTTGTGTCCAAGGAACCCGAACTTCAATTTCATCTTCAGTTTCTAAATCTACCACTACATTAAAGACTGTAGGATCTCCAACTGTTGGCATAGTGGCATAATCAAAATTGCCTACATCCCAACAAATGTTGAGTCTGCCTTTGTGATATTTCGATTTTATTAGTTTGAAACGGAAAATAATATCTCCGCTCCAAAACTGAAACATCTCATTGACATAAGCCATTGGGGTATGGTAGTAATTATAATATCCTGAACCAGTCGTCGCATATTTTAGCCCAGGCCTGACGCCAGTCGTGAACAAAATATCGTTCTCATTGTTGACTGTTGTCCAAAGTGTACCAGTTAAAAAACTTTCTCGTTCAACAAAATTCTTAATCATCAACGGATCAGATCCTGAGTCACCAAATGCGTTAGAAATGGCAATCTCCTGTTTAGGTTGAAGGGAGAGCTTGTTAATTGGTTCACTTATAGTTGAACTGGCCAAGGTATGGAAAGCCGTAGGCTTATATGGCATCACATCATCAATGACAGGTACGTTGGTGTAACCAAAAAACGAGGCAACAGATCCTAATGCCGAACTGACTGTTTCAGTTGCCGCTGCAAAAGGTCCAATAACTGGAACGCTCTTCAATTTACCAGCAATGCCAGCAATAGTAGATGCAGGACCAGAAATCTGTCCATTGGGTTTATATTCAGTTTTACCTTGTAATATTGCAGTTGAGGTCGCACCTGCCAAATCCACTTCAGAAGCCCAGGCGTAGACATTAATGGTAACACCACCAGCAACCACACCGTTCGCTGATCTCAAGTCAGTATACTGAGCTAGGTCAATCTTGCCCATGTTAGTTAAATTAGCGAGCAAACTCAGATCTACAAACTGATTGTAATGTAAGAAAGGAAGAACCATCTCCTGGGTAGAGATATTTTGTGGATTAAGCCAAACTTTATTCCTCTGGGAGAGTAACACTTGTTGACCTGGAGCACTAGTGGTCCAGGTAGACAATCTATCTCCAGTGTCAGTAGCTAGTGGCTGATAAAAAGCTCCTATAGCCCCATAGTAAAAGGGACTAGCATTGATTACAAACTTGAGATGCAAATTGCACCTCATAAACCTAAAATTTTGAAGTTTATTGGATATAGATGGTATATTGAAGAAAAGAGCCCAAGGATTAAACGATGTTAAAATTCCCGGTGCAGCTCCAATAGACCACGTATAGTTTAAGATCTTTGCTGGTCGTGATAAATACGAGCGCAAGTCACTTTGAATAACAATCAAATCTGCCACTTCATCATGGGGGGTTGAGAGGTCAAAAATTTCTGGACTACTCTCATTCGCAAAAGTTGTTGTTTGTTGGCATTCTTCGTTGTCAACTACGATGTCTTCTGCTACATCGTTATTATTTAATTGGGTATTTGATTTGCTAAGTTGTTTTTTGTCGGGATCATGAGTCAACTCAAACTTCATGTCCTTAGATTCTCGTTTGAACTTCTGCTTTGTTCTACCGTAAATACGGTCTTCGGGGAACGCCCTAGCGAATTTTCGACTGAGACCCATTCTCACACTTCCTTGGAGAACCATATTTGGAAGGGTGCAGTAACTGCCGTCAGAAGTTTCCTTTTGGTTTCGACCTGGTAACGAGGCCGCACTGACTAAAGATCTTTTGAAAAATCTGTCAATGTTTTGTTCCCATGTAAACCTTGGGTAGGCTTTTATGTGTTCTTCCAAGGAAGAACTTTTGGGCACTCTATCTAGACAATCCTCTATATAATCGAAGAATTCCCTCCCGTGGAAAAAACTTTCCATGGAGGCAGAAACCATAGCCTGGGCTAAAGCCTCTGATTCACTACACGTTTTACTTATCACGTGGTACATCAGCATCTTCATAATAGAATCTTTGTCTAAGGGTGCACAAATTGTTCCGAGCTCGGTATGATACCTAAAGGTACGTTTCAAAAATGTAACATCTTCTACAGGAATATACGGCACGGAAGGGGCGTCTTTATCAGCCATTGTATATCCTACTCCGGCATTTTCCAAGACATCTTTGATAAAAGTGTGCGTAAAAAGGGGACGCTCACTTGAAACATTAACGACATGATCATCTCCTAAGCATGTCATAACAACATATTCGTGGAACTCTTCAATTGGGTAGATAGTAGAATAACAGTACATAATATAAAGCTGGCACATGAAACAATTGAACACAGTTGTAAGTTGGTGGCCAGACACTTCTCCACCAAGGAGTGTGATAATGATTCCAAACCAATTCACGGTTGGGTTAGTGAGATCAGCCTCAATACATTCAAGAATTGTCATGTCGTCCTTAGAGAACCCTGCTTTAGAGCATATTTCTTTGATGATCCAAAAGGCCCATCGCATAAATAAGATACAAAACTTCTTGTCAAAGCCTTTAAAATCTCCGGCAATAAAGTTTGTTTTTCCAAAGCGAGTTAAAATATCATATAATTCCTTCCATTCACGACTGCCACAGTTCACACCAATGACACAATGAAAAATTTTCCAGTTGCGTTGAACAACCCGACAGAAACCTGCAAACATCATTTTCACAACAATGAGGAATTGATAAGGGCATGAGAAGAAGACCCGAGTCTTGCCAGTGAAGAATTTTTTGAGTGAAACAACCTCATCTTTCAAATTTGCGCTAAACACGGGATGAAACCTCTTACCATTACGGTAACCCTCCATTACAGCTTCTATATCTGCTATAATTTCCGGTGAAAACTCAACACCGTCTTGCCAAATATCACTCTCGAGAATATCTAAAAACTTACGCTTAGTCGTATGATACGGAAAACCCATACTCGTAGAACGTTTCATCGCATCAACATAGGCCATACCAGGCATACCATTGACAGCAACTTCAAGTGGAACAGGATGAATAAGCCGTAACTCTTTCTCGGGCAAGTTTTTAAGAATGTTGTCTAACAGTACAGCGGCACATCTTGCGATATTCACCTCATTCAAACTGTAAGCAGGAACCAAATATTCCTGCAAAGCAATTTGTTGAGGTATCCAAGTATGCATCAAAGGCTTAGAAAACTTCTGAACAAACTTAAAATCACCACACGGAGGCTGCATTTCTAGATGAGCGCTTATCTCAGTTGGGACCGCACGCGATTTGGGTCTAACCCCTCTAATGTTGCTTTCCCCATGATAGATAACACCACCTTCTGTATGAAAATCAATATATGATTTCTTTTTATGAACAAGCTCAAAACCACGAAGGTCGACTTCAGTACATTGAATGTCAACTTCTGTTTTGAATGGCAAAACATCCGAGGCAGACAGTTTGGTCGCGTAACAACATCCAGTCATAGGATCATACATAAAATGCATACCTACTAGAATGGGACCATACCCAGTGTCCATAAACAGTGGGGCTCCACATTCTCCACCCGTTGTAGGGCGTGTGGGAGTGCCAATATATGCCTGAGTGGAGAAATATTGCATTTCCACCTCCTGTTTTATAACAGTAAGTCTAATTCTATTAACAGTCAGTTTATCAAAACTCCCATCGTCTTGGCGAATCAAATAGTACCCATCATACACTCCATTAAAACTATCCAATGGAAAATTGCTGATGATATTCGAATACAACATGGGTAGCGCTTTAGTCTTTATAAAGGCTAGATCTCTATTGGAGTAGGAGGTAATTTGCTTTAGATCCACACAAAAGTTGATTTGCTGTGATAAAGCCAGATTTTTCCCAAGAAAAACTGTCATAGAGAAATTCACCTTTGGAACCGCATGGAAGTTAAGCAAAATTGTTTCTGAGTTGAGCAATATAGCTCTCCCCATATAAACTCGACTCACTTCCGTAGTATCCGTTGCAATCCGAACTATAACGCAACTTCTAACAAGGCTCTTGTTTAAAGCCTCGAGCGAAGTGGCTCTAGTATCCATAAAATCTAGACTAGTTACAGTTCTTTCCTTAGTGATCCACACATTTTCTGTCATCTCATCTTCATCGTAAACGGGCACCGAGCCAAAGTCCGAAAGTTGCCCTTGAGTCTCTTTAGTTTCCTGTCGTGCTTCGAACATCTCAAGGTTTCTTCTACGCCAAAACAGTTCATTTTCTAAACTAATAATCCTATCTCTCACAGCATTCGCACCCTCATTTAGGCTAGAAGCCTCTGGAAAATAGGTACGCTCATACTTCTTTTTCGAAATAGATTTACGATACGTATCATGTATAGCCTGTAAAATCCACATAATGCTGGCAACCGATGCTAAAATAACCAAAGGATGATTACCTAAAAGGCTAAAATCTATTTGTCTCCCCGCACTTGCCATAAAAGAGGTTCGTGAAGAAGTTGACGAATGGAGTTTATCGAAAAGCCTATAGGCAAACTTTCTCACTCTACTATATTCCATGGTTCTATTAAAGGCGTGTCTAAACAGAGTGACTTCAAAATAGAGATACATAAAAACTCTCAAAAGAAGATTTTGAGGCGTACTAGGTACTGAGTTATCGCAAGCTTCAGAGAAAGCAAAAACATCCTCTTGGTCTTGGCAATACCGTAAATACTTGTTAAAATCTTCTAGAATAACAGCATTGTTGTATCCGTGCGCCATTAGGTCTGGCAAATAGCAAAAGGCATAATTCCTGATATGCTGTAAGACGTCGGCTGGGTATCGCTCAGACATAGCTTCGCAGAATTTTATAGCAAGCTTGTGTGTAAAATAACGTGAGGATCCAGTCGCGGGTAGATCATATATTCTCCATGGTGTAGGGTTTTCAATAGGACCTAAGAAAATGTCTTCATCATTTTGGATAAAGGGTATAGATTCATTATCCACTACAACACTACTAGGAGCGGACTGCAATTCTACTGGAGGATTGTAAGTGCACGCGCAGATATCTTTAGGTGTTCTACAGGTGGCGCACATAGCGACATCTTCAAACCCGTGAGAATTCTCTACAAGGTTAAGCTGATTCTTACGGTGTTTGTCCATAATTGGCCCTAACCATTCAAAGAGATCCTTTAGTGTAGAAAATCTACGAGTCTCCTTATAATGCCCTTTCATATCCCCGAACAAATTGGGCTCCCTAATCACAAAATCCCAATAATCAGCATAGATTTCACCAGTTGTTTTACTAGGATCTAAGGCTAATTTTCCGGGAAACCGAAATTCTTTTTTGACTATTGGCTCAATGTGAATAGGAAGACGCCGCATCACCGCATATGATTTGCTATAATAATGAGAAATATTTAGATCTAACACATTGGTCGTCACAATCCCAAGCTCACAGAGCATAGGAGTTTTCCCTTTGTCATCGAGTGCTGCTTGTGGAGGACTAAATGGCATGTTATTAAATATTTTGATAAGCGTTGACAAACTCTTGTCGACTCCCTGAACTCTATCAGGAATATGTTGTGCAACATCATCTAAGATTATGGTGTGCATATAACTGCGAAAGTTTGTGAAGAATTCTTCTTCAGATGAGTGATAAAATGTAAAGTCACTTTTCGTATTAAGATCAAAGCGAGAAGCATAGAAATGTGATATCATGTTGGTCAAGTGTGACTTTCCAATACCTGGTGAGCCATAGAGGACAATTCCAAATGGTTGACGTCTCATTGAGAGCGAGGAGGCTAGACTCAAATATCTTTTCTCGAGACTCTCCAAATCTATACATGTTGTACTAGCTAATCGCCATTCCAGAGAGTTTTTAGGCATAATTTTAATCAAAGAATTGCCTTGTTTAATCAGGGTAGATAGAGTGTGAAGATATTCATGTATATTAATATCAACAGCGTCTGGGTTGGACAAAAACTCAAAATTAGCTTTTATCTTCTTGGCGCTAACCATCCATTCACTTACGGTACCACCGCTAACGAAAAAACTATTGATATCACCTGTAAGCATAAACTGTCTACCTTGTTTCAAAACAAAGTTCAGTAAATTACCCACAGCCTCTAACATAGACAAAGCATCTTTAAAATTAGGACGTAGAGATTTTTCTTCCAGTCTCTTAAATTTTTCCGGGTCAACTTCAATACCCAGCTTATGGTACAAGGAGTGTGCTATAATGTGGTCTAAAACTTTAAATAATTTATCGGCAAACGCAGTATTTTTATATTTGGAATAGTTATCCCATAAACGCTCAAAAGCAGTGGTCTTTTCGGATCCATCTTGCAGGCAAGTTTTCGAATAAAAATCAAAAGCCTCGCTAAGCATCATTGTAAGCTTAAACGTAAGTTTAAAAAGGCTCACTCCTGTTACGCTCCTAATGAAAGCTCCGATAGCAACAGAAGACTCTTCAACAGTTCTTGAATTTCTAAGTTGAAAGATCAAAGTAACGACATCTTCTGACAGTTTAACTATAGTGGATATCTTATCATCTTCAAATATAGATTCGAATGGGCCTTTAGGCCCTCCCTGTAAATAAAATGTTAAATCTTTCATATCAGACTGTACAAAAACAGCTTTCATAAATCTGCCCATAATACTAAATTTGGACACATTACGAGGCAACGAATTATTTTTGTCTGAAGAAAGAGTCCATTTACCAAATTGTTGTTGCCAACCATCATTACATTTACACAATGCTTGTGTGTAATGACATTGGGTACATAACATAGAAAGTTGATAAACAACGTCATCATAGTTCCTAGCATGCAATCTCAACAACATATGGCAAGATGGTAAATATATAGATATAATTTGGCCTTTAGTAGAGGCACCTTGCCCGTATAAATAATATACAGGGCCACAATCTCTAGAAGGAACATCTCCTTTAGAGCCACAATAAGTTTCTTCTGGAATTATTATAGTGTTTTTAACAACAGTATGATATTTCTCAAGGGGACACCTAAAGTGTAACAACTTTTTCATTGTGAGAAAGTTGTTCCTCGGCTTTAAAGGCCGGATAGTAAGTTCATCTTCAACGCCACCAATGTGGGCCGATGAAGGAAAGTCATTAAAGCAGCTGGCAGATTTATCGTTATTCATGTCAGTTGTCTTGGTCTTGTAAAGCGTATTATTCAGCCGGCTGAGGCTATATCGTGCATATCCGTGCACGATCAGGATCTCGACTTGTACGTGATCAGTAACTAATATACCACGCTTCGTGTGGTGAAAGGTCTTCTAGGTAGCGGTCCTCGGAAATCATTCTGTAACCTACCATATTATCGTTTCACGTCAGCCATATAGACTGGAGAGGTGTGACCCATAAATCCTAAAAGTTTTCGTAGTGTTGTACTAACACACTAGCGATATAAAAGTGTTTGCTACCAGCAATTTAAACAAATATGTAAATATAAACTTTTTATTTGGTAGTTTTTAAAAATAAGTATCCCAACGGGGATACAACACAACATTGGAGTTAAACTCCATAAATTAATTAAACAATATATAGAGGCCTATAATAGGCCAACATAGACTAGTACAATTAAACATATAAAAGTGGATAGCATAAAATGCTAAATGGTTGATGATCAAAATAACGGTGAGTTATAAGAAAGCTTGTAATTCACTCAACGTTATTACAAACTATAAGACTATAAGACAATCTTTAAATTCGTCTTATAGTTGTTTGGGTGATCAACCCATATCGTCGCAATTAAGCACGTATAAAGCAAGGAACCACCCTTGC